CTTGCCAAAGAGGTTTTCGATGATGTTGTGGACGGTATCCGCTCCAACATCAGTGTTGGCTATCAAGTCAACAAAATGGCTAAAGAGGGCATGGATAGCTACCGTGTCAAATCTTGGCTACCTATGGAAGTATCAGTCGTGAGCATACCCGCCGACAGGACAGTCGGGGTAGGACGATCTGCTGGAACGACCCCCGCCCAACCAAAACCCCAATCTCTCAAAGAGGAAATAACTATGACTGAAGATGTCAAAGTTGATGTTGAAGCGGTTCGTGCAGAAGCTGCCGCCCGCGCATCCAAAGAAACCGCAGAAATGTATCGTCTTGCCGCCAAGCACCAAGCCCGTGATCTTGCAGACAAGTTTGTAGGCGAAGGCCGCAGCTTGGCTGAGTTCCGTGGTGCGGTTCTCGACCAGATCGGCAACAAGCCACTGGACGAAGCAGAAATCGGCATGACTAAGAAAGAAGTTCGTCGCTTCTCTCTGATGAATGCAGTTCGTGCAATGGCTAACCCAACCGACCGTAAGGCACGGGAAGCAGCAGCATTCGAATTTGAAGCATCCGCAGCCGCAGCCCAGCGTGCTGGTGCTGACCCACAAGGCCTGTTTATTCCTGCTGACGTTATGCGTGGCTGGAACAATCGCACCTTGAACACATCCGATGACTCCGCAATGGTCGCAGAAGACTATCGCGGCGGTGATTTCGTTGACGTACTTCGCAACGCATCTTCCGTGATGCAAGCTGGTGCGACAATGCTTTCTGGTCTGTCTGGTGATGTTAAAATCCCGCGCAAGTCCACAGCATCTTCTGCTGCTTGGATTAGCACTGAAGGCGGCAACGCTGCTTACAGCGAGCCAACATTCGGTCAGATCGCTCTCTCCCCTAAGACACTCGGCTCACATATCGACATTACACGTCAAATGATGATGCAGTCTTCTTTGGACATCGAAGCTCTTGTGCGTAACGATTTGACAACTGCACTTGCATTGGCGATCGACAACGGCGCTCTCCAAGCCGATGGCACAGGCGGCGCTCCAACAGGTATCAAAAATACCCTTGGCATCAACACTCCGACTGCCTTCGCTGGTGCAAACCCAACTTGGGCTGAAGTAGTTGCGATGGAAACTGCTGTTGCTGAAGACAACGCTCTCATGGGCAACTTGGCATACATCTTGCCAGCTTCCATGTACGGCGCTCTGAAGACAACTCAGAAGGACGCTGGCTCTGGTCAGTTCGTTGCTAACGGCGACGGCATGAACGGCTACCGTGCCATCGTGTCTAACCAAGTAACCGCAGGCGATCTGTTCTTCGGCAACTTTGCTGACTTGCTGATCGGCATGTACGGCGGCTTGGACCTGACTGTTGACCCATACACAGCCTCCACATCTGGCACTGTTCGCATCGTTGCGCTTCAGACAGTGGACGTTGCTGTACGTCACGCGGTGTCCTTCGCAGTCAACAACGACGGCGCATAATGCTAACTTGGGCGGGCTTAACGGCCCGCCCCTCTAACGAGGGTCAAAACATGAATTATCTAGTTCTCAAATCTTGCTTCGCGGCTGGCGCACGGCGCTCCGCTGGAGACGTGATCGAGGCAACCGACGCAGAGGCTAATCAACTGGTCGCAATGGGTCGTGTTGAAATTGCGCCAGCTCCGAAGAAAGTAGTCGAGACTATTGACCGCTCTGTTGCTCCTGCTTCCACTCGCAAAGCAAAGGCAAAGAAATGAAGATCAAGATGACAAAAGCCGCTCAATGGGGCGGTGATCTTTACAAGTCTGGTTCCGTTGCTGACGCGCCTAATCGTGTGGCCCACAAGCTAATCGCACGCGGCTTTGCTGTTGAATATGTACAGACAGTAGAAAAGGAAGTTGAACCCGATGCCCCTGCCGTTTGCGAGTGATCTTGCTGTAATCATGGACTTGAACGAGTTTGCCGTCTCTGCGCAGTATCAGCGCAAGAGCGGCCTTGGTGACACCGTTATCAACATCATATTCGACAACGAAACGGTTCCCGTTGACGCTGGCGGTTTTGCTACGGTACATCAGGAGCAACCCCGTGTGACTTGCCGCACATCAGACGTGCCTGATATATCCGAGACCGACGTTATGGTTATTTCTGGCATCAGTTATGTGATACGGGCTTGGGTGCATGATGGCACTGGGGTCACCGAAGTTCGGCTGGAGAAAGAATAATGCCCCACGTCCGCAAGCAAATTCGCGACAGGATCGCTGAAGTGGTGACTGCTGGCGCGGCACTGGTCAAGCGTCGCGTCTACACCACACGCGTCTACCCGCTGACAGCCGCTAATCTTCCTGCCATCACAGTTTATACTGGGTCGGAGACTTCAGCGTTGCAGACAATGGGCGCACGCACGCTCATGCGCAATCTCGACGTTGCGGTGGACATATACGTTCGCGCTACGGAGACAACAGATGATGATGTGGACGCAATTGCAGTTCAGATCGAAGAGGCAGTGGCTAATGACTTCAACGTCAATGGCCTCGCGAAGAGTGTCGTGCTAACAAGCACTGACATTGATTTCAACGCAGAAGCAGAGCAACCGATTGGGATAGCCCGTCTAACCTTTTCAGTGAGTTATATTACTGCTATAAATGACGTGAAAACGGCCAGATAAGGAGGCTCCTATGGCGACGCATACTGGAAGCGAGGGAACCGTAAAGGTCGGTTCTAACGTAATCGCAGAAATCCGCTCTTTCTCAATCGAGGAAACAGCGGACACACTTGAAGACACAACAATGGGCGACACAGCACGCACATACAAATCGTCTCTGACTTCGTACAGCGGTTCGCTGGACGTGTTCTGGGATGAGACTGACGCGACAGGCCAAGGCGCACTGACTATCGGCGCTGAAGTCACGCTTGCTATGTACCCAGAGGGTGACGCTACTGGCGACACTTACCTGACAGGCACAGCCATCGTTACTGGTCGTTCTATCAGCTCCAGCTTTGATGGCTTGGTCGAGATGTCCATCTCAGTTCAAGGCACTGGCGCTCTGACATCGACTACGGTGTAATCTATGTCAGTAGCACAGCGCATCGCGGCGAAGCGGGCTGACAAACAGCGCGAGTTTATCGACGTAGAAGCGTGGGGCGAGGGGGACACTCCCCTTCGCCTTTACTTCTCCGAGGTATCAGCTCGCGACATCGAAAAGGTTCAGCGCAAGCATCCGAACTTCCTCTCCGAGACAAGTATGAGCGCAATGGTCGAAATGATCGTAGCCAAGTGTGAAGACGAGAATGGCGACAAGGTATTCACGCTTGAAGACAAGTCTATCTTGCTCAACGAGACTGTCAGCACCATTGCAAAAGTGTTTGGCGGCATCTTCTCGGCAGAGACCGCCGAGGACCATGTAAAAAACTAAAGAGCGATCCATTCAGGTACAATCTGATTACTCTGGCTGACCGACTGGGCAAGACCATCGGAGAGATTGAAGAAATCAGCTTTAACGAGTATAATGAGTGGATCGCATACTTTCAAATCGCCGAGGAGCGTGACAAGCAATGAGCAATATTAGAATTGATGTCACGGCCAACGTACAAGGCGCGGTCACTGGGTTAAATCAGGTACGCAAGGCCACGCAGACTACAAGCGCAGCGATCAATAGCGCCACGACAAATATGAGAAATATCAACGGTCAGGTAACGACCTCCCAAAAGAACTTCAGGAAGTTCGCGATGGGTGGGATGCAGCAAGCTGGTTACCAGATCGGAGACTATGCGGTACAGGTAGCCAACGGCACGTCGAAG